GGGTTTTCTAATACAATAATCGAGATCCACGACAATTAAGGGTATTAGTCCTACATATGCACTACAAAAATCTAATGTGAGACCATTATGGGTGGTGCGCCTAGCTTGTTCCCCTTACAAGCTAATTTTGATGTTGTTCCAGCCTTGGCAGAACTCTTTGAATCTGACTATCTCGTGTTTTGGATTTGTTGGTTGATAGATTTGGTCAGAGACAAAATTGTCCCACGTGAAATAGTGGACTGGTGCGAAATCGAGGTTTATACAAAGTGGTTGAAGTTCTGTTAATGAATCCAAATAATTTTCAACTTGTAACTGTTGACTGACAGAGACGTTGAATAATTTTTCGGTCAATAACCGTGTTGCCATTGGGATTTCGCGGCGTTGTGGAATTTTATGATGAAGACGATCAAATAAGTCTTTGAACAACTCACTTCTGTATCGGTTATCCATTAGTGAGTTTGATTTTAGCATCTTATTGAATTTGTTCTTAACATACTGTTGATCGGTTATGCGAAGGGCGTATCTGCCTAGTGAATCAATGATCGGGCAATTTGGGTACTGAAAAATCGCACTGTAACCTTTGGCTCTGATTAAGGCTCTTATGGTTGTATCATTGGCTTCTAAATAAGCTTGTCTGGTCCATCCGAAGTCGAGGATATAACATTTAATGTCACACAAATTAATGCGATCGATGTCGTCAGCGACTATACCACAAAAACTGGCCTCTGCAATGCGTAGATGTCTGTCTAGCTTGCATGTCCAGCCCAATCTGGTAAAGTCCGATGTAGTCGGTTCGGCGCTTGCTGGCGCTGTGTTTGTTATTGCATCGTCTCCTTCGAATTTTCCGAGCATTTTGGTTGCTCCTTTGCAACGTGCTACATATGTATATAAAGTCAGGTTTGAAAAACCATTTCCAGAAGAGGTGTTCATTTCTCCTGATGCTCTACTCATACACTGCAATTTGAAATCTTTGAATTCGCAAATGTTACTTTCTAATAGGGTGTTCAACTCGATGCGCCAGTTTTCAGCTGACGGCAATTCTGAAGTAACCCAGTAATATAATGGGAATTCTATGCAATGGATCCATACATCAATGAAATGTGCTTCAAATGATGAATAGTCGGTGCATAAAATGCTAGTGTATGGACTCAGCTCATCTATAATGTGTGAGGGTCTATCTTCGACGGGGATTTTCTTGATAAACCATTTGGTAACTGAGAATAGGCAGTCATTCACTCCTTGGAAAAGAGGTCCCATGACAGCTTTGAAGCGATCAGATCGCGATTTAATTGGTCTGGGATATTTGAATTCTGGATAGGTTTCGGCTTTTACGAAGCTTTTGCAGATCCTGTCTTTGGGTTCAAGAACTGATCTATCATTAAAAACTTCAAGGAAGCCATCCTTATCTACTTGAGTGTAGCTGGTAACTTCGAGCCATGTTTCAACACGATCATCGAAGTCCAAAGGTAATTTCGGGAACGTCATTGCTAGTTCACAAGCATG